CCGTGGGCCGGTTCGCTGCTGGCCGCTGATGACTTCCCATGTGCGGGGTGTCGAGGACAAATAGCACAATGAAAGAAAACAGATTGGAAAAAATTCGCCGGACGCAGGGCGGGCCTTTCGGGGCCTGCCCTGTTTCCGGCTTACTTATATTCAGGAGGTCATTCTTATGCGGCGAAAGGCGATCCGGCGCGGCGCTTTGTTCTATGCCGACCTAGACCCGGTGGTTGGCTCGGAACAGGGCGGAACGCGCCCTATCCTCATTCTCCAAAATGATGTGGGAAACTATTTCAGCCCTACCGTGGTAGCGGCGGCCATCACCAGCCGAAGGGATAAGACCCACCTTCCTACCCATGTTTTGTTGGAGGATGTGCCGGGCCTTGCCCCTACCTCCCTGCTGCTGTTGGAGCAGATACGGACGGTTGACCGTAGGCGGCTGCGAGGCTATATCGGGCAGATCAACAAGAAAAAGATGAAGGAGATCGACACAGCCCTGGCAATCAGCGTGGGCCTGCGTTCTCTGGCATAGGACAGGCGCCCTTCTGAATAGATTGGAGAGGCAGAAAGGAGGAACCTGTTTGAAATCACTCACGCTTGCAGAGCTTGATACGCTCTCCGCCGTTGATATTAAGACGGTCGATCCAGAACAGCTTGTCGATATTCGGGATATATCCATCCACACAGAACTTCCAAGAGAGGAACGGATACTGGACTTCATCCGTCAGATCCGCAACCCCTACTGCTTCCGCCACGGAAAGATCGTCGTGAAAATTGGCTTTTCCGAGGCGGCCAAGGAAACCACAATGGAGGAACAATTTGAAAGCTATCTCCGTACCCTGTAAATCCCTGACACGAATGGAACCGAAAAAAATACCTGGACACTGACTGTGCCCTGCTGTATAATAGAAATCGGACAAAACTCGCACTCCAATCGTTGTTGGGACTGACGAACAAAACGATTGGAGGCATTGTTATGAAAAATTTGACCGCGCAGGCTGTTTATAACGCCGACATCTATCTCCGGCTGTCTGATGATGATGGAGATAAGCCGGAAAGCAACAGCATCAAGAATCAGCGGGAATTTATCACGGAATTTTTGAAATCAATGCCAGAAATCCGCATCCATGCCGAGAGGAAGGATGACGGGTTTAGTGGCGTTGATTTTTTTCGTCCTGGGATTCAGGAAGTCTTACAGGATGTGCGTTCCGGCGCAGTCAACTGCGTCGTGGTAAAAGACCTGTCCCGTTTGGGGCGCAACTATATTGAAACCGGAAAGGTCTTACAGGAGTTTGCAGACCACGGGATACGGTTCATCGCCATTAACGACGGCTATGATACCGCCAATTTACAGGGGCAGGCCAGCACCATCCTGCTGCCCATCAAAAACCTGATGAACGATTCTTACAGCCGGGATATTTCAGTGAAAATCCGCAGCCATTTGGAGGTTAAAAAAAGAAAGGGGCAGTTTGTGGGGGCGTTTGCCGCCTACGGCTATCTGAAATCACCGGACGACAAGAATCAGCTTGTTGTGGACGATTACGCCGCCGAGGTGGTGCGGGATATTTTCCGCTGGAAGCTGGAAGGAATGAGCCAGCAGGGGATCGCTGACCGGCTGAACGCCGATGGGGTCCTCTCTCCATCAGAATACAAGCGTTCCCTGGGGATGAAGTATATCTCCGGCTTCAAAAGCAATCCGCAGGCCAAGTGGTCGGCGGTAGCGGTTGGGCGCATCCTGAAGAATCCCCTCTATATCGGTGTGATGGTTCAGGGAAAGACCGGGCGACCAAACTATAAAATCAAGAAGCTGATGGAGAAGCCAGAGGACGAGTGGATCAGGGTTCCCGGCGCCCATGAGCCGATTATCAGCGAGGTGGATTTTCGGACAGTCAGCGGCCTGCTGTGCCGGGACACCAGAATCGCCGTACAGAAAAAGACGGTCTATCCCTTTTCGGGACTTTTGTTCTGCGCTGATTGCAAGCAGAACATGATCCGCAAGACCGTTCCGGCTGGCGGGAAAAAATATTTTTATTACTCCTGCTCCACCAATCGGGCGGACAAAACCGCCTGCACTACCCACAATATCAGCGAGGCGCTGCTGACAGACGCAGTTCGTGACTGTATCCACGCTCACATGGAAACGGTGCTGAACATTGAGAAAACCCTGCAATTCATCGCCGCTCTCCCCGCAGAGGACACAGAGGCCAGAAAGATTGACCGGCAGCTTGAAAAGCTGAAAGCCGATTATGAACAGGCCATGCGGTTCAAAATGTCCGCTTATGAGAAGTTCGTGGACCATCTGCTGAATGAAGATGAGTTCAAGCAGTATCAGCGGATTTACACGGAAAAGTGCGAGGCGATTGCGGCGGCCATCAGTAAGCGGCAGGAGGAATTGGACGCCATTGTGCGGGCGGGTTCCCCGCAGGGAGAATGGATCGCCCATTTCAAGTCCTTCCGCCATGTGGATGTGATGGAGCGCAAAATCCTGGTGAAGATCATCGACCGTATCTATGTCTATGAAGGGAACCGAATTGAGATCATTTTCAAGTACCAGAATGAGTACAGGGCGGCGGTAGCCTACATCGAACAGTATATGGATCGTCAGGCGGCGCAGGCAGCCCCCACGGTAAAGGAGGCGGTGTAAATGGCGCGTGTGAGCAGAAGAAAACAGATAGCGGCCGCACAGGGCGTTCCGGTTGATGTACTGCCCAAGGCCGCCGCTCTGCGGATTTTCCGCACAGCTCTTTATGTGCGCCTCTCCATCATGGACACCCGTGACCGCAAGGACAGCGAGAGCCTGCAAACGCAGATCGACTATCTGTGTGGGTATATCGCCAAGCACCCTGATTTGGAGCTGTACGACTGCTATCGTGACAACGGAGAAACCGGGACAAATTTTGAGCGCCCTGGATTCCAGCGGATGATGGAGGATGTGAAAGCAGGCCGGGTGGACTGCATCATCGTGAAAGACCTGTCCCGGTTTGGGCGCGACTTCCTGGAAACCGGAAACTTTCTGGAAAAGGTACTGCCCTTCATGGGAGTGCGGTTTATCTCCGTCAATGATAACTACGACAGTATCCGGGCGGACAGCGGAGAGGCCATGACCATCGCGCTGAAAAACCTGATGAACGACATTTACGCCAAGGACATTTCTCAAAAGGTGTATTCTGCGCTGGACACCAAGAAACGCAGCGGCGAGTTTATCGGCAATTTTGCCGCCTATGGCTATGTGAAATCCCCGGAGGATCGGCATAAGCTGGCCGTTGACCTAGACGCGGCGAAGGTGGTGCAGCGCATTTTTCGGATGAAAAAAGATGGAATGAGCAACGCTGCGATAGCAAGAACATTGACTGCCGAACAGATTCCCAATCCCAATTACCACCGCTATTTGCAGGGCGTTGTGTTTACCAAGAGGTTTTCTGAAAACAGCCCGTGGCAGACACAGACAGTGAAGCATATTTTGGAGAATCCGGTGTATCTGGGGCACATGGTTCAGGGCAAGAAAATCACAAAACTGCACGCTGGGCAGAAGCAAAAAATTATGCCCCCATCAGAATGGATCATTGTCCCCAACACTCATGAGGCGATCATTGAGCAGGAACTGTTTGATGCGGTTCAAGCCATTTTGAAAGTCAAACACGAGGAATACCACAGCCGTCTGGGGAAATACGCCCATTTTGACAGCGAAAACATTTTTGAGGGGCTTGTGGTATGCGCGTGCTGCCAGCACAATATGACACGCTATAAGAGTGTTTATAACAAAGGCAGGACGGTGGCGTACCACTTTATCTGCCCCCGCCACGCTATGCTTCTGGATGCCGGATGCCCCAATACGGGTGGCCTGCGAGAAAACGATTTGAAAGCGGCCGTTTATGAGGTCCTTCGATTGCAGATGGCGATGCTCACGGATGCGGAGGCAGTCATCCAAAGGGTCAGCCGGTCCTCGGCGGCCAGAAGCCGCAGGACGGCTCTTGACAATGAGATCATATCGGTGCAGGGACGCTTAAAGAAGCTGGACACACTCCGCCAGACGCTCTTTGAAAGCTATGTGGACGGTATTGTAACGCAGGCGGATTATCTATTCGGGAAAAGCCGGTATGAGGATGAAGCCCGCCAGCTTGAGGGACGCCTTCAGGATTTGCAGGTCGAAAAGGACGCCTTGCCGGAGGCAAGTCCCAAACAAAATAAGTGGTTTTCCGCTTTTGCCAAGTTCCGGGATGAAAAAGAGCTGACCCGTGAGATGCTGCTGGCGCTGGTGGAGAAGATCTATGTGAATGAGGACAAGCAGGTACATATCGTGTTGAACTATCAGGACGAGATGAAGAAGTTGTTTCAGGAGGAGGTGTAGCACGATGCCGGAGGTCTTACAGCAAATGTTGAACTATGTGATCGCCATTTACATCCGGCTTTCCGCCGAGGACGGCGATCTGTCCGATGAAAAAAGCGAAAGCAACAGCGTTGTCAATCAGCGGGCCTACATCCGCCGTTTCATTGAGCTGCGGCCTGAATTTGCCGGGGCGCAGATTCTCGAATTTTGTGATGACGGTTATTCTGGGACGAACATGGAGCGGCCAGCCGTCCGGCGGCTTTTGGAACAGGTGCGTCAAAGGAAAATCAACTGCATCATCGTCAAGGATATGTCCCGGTTTGGGCGCGACTATATCGTGGTTGGGGACTATCTGGAACAGATTTTCCCTTTCCTGGATGTGCGATTTATCGCCATCAATGATTCCTACGACAGCAAGGATCACAAGTACGGTTCTGCGGGCCTGATTGATGTGTCCTTCCGAAATGTGATCTACGACCTTTACAGCAAGGACTTGTCGGAAAAAGTGAGATCGACCAAAAAGCAGCTTGCCGAAAAAGGCTACTGTGTTGCCCCCTATGCGTTCTTTGGCTATCAGAAAGCGCCTGGGAATAAGCACACTCTTTTGGTGGACGAGGATGCCGCCGCCGTGGTCCGGCGTGTGTTTGACCTCTTTACCAGCGGCCTGTCTACTACGGACATAGCCAGAAAGTTCAATACAGAAGGAGTGCTGACCCCGCTGCAAAGGAAGCGGCTACAAGCGGTGAGCCGGAAGTGGAACTGCGTAGACCAGAATAAAAACTACTGGACTTCTTCTATGGTTCGCAAGATACTGGATGATGAGCGGTACACCGGCAAAGCGATCTATGGCAAGACTACCCGAAAAAAGGTGGGTTCCAGCCGGGTCAAGGCTGTTACAGAAAATCAATGGACTGTTGTGGATGGGGCGTTTCCGGCAATCATTACGCAGGAGGTTTTCGATACGGCCAAGAGTCTGAATCGGAGTTCCCATCCCGGTTCTGCCGGGGAAAGCACACGAGTTTTCTATCGGAAGATCCGGTGCGGACACTGTGGACTTGCGATGGAGCGGCTGCAATCTGCCCACCCCTGCTATGTGTGCCGAACCGACAGGTATAAACCGGATATTGGGTGCCCACAGGACAAGATAGGTGAAAAGGAACTGGAACAGGCGGTTTTAGCTTCTATCCGCACGATGGCCCAGCTTGTCCGAGGGGCGGTTCAGGCGAAGCAGCGCCAGTCTGCAAAAGATGCCCGGCACAACCAACGACTTGACCGGCAGATCAAAGCGCACCAGAACTCGATCCAGATGCGCCAGCAGGAAAAGATGGCGGCTTTTGAGGATATGGTGTCCGGCAAAGTCAGCTCAGAGGACTACCAGCATAAGCGAGGACGGTGTGAAAAACATATCCAGCGGCTTGAAATTAAAATCAAAGAGCTGGAGGACGCCAAACGGCAGGCAAAGGGAGAAGAACTCTCCGCTGGCAGCATACTCCCCTATACTAATGTCAGGACATTGACACGGGAACTGGTGGATTTACTGATTCAGAACATCTACATTTATAGTTCAACTTCCATTGAGATCGTTTGGAAATGCGGGGACGAATATCAACGGCTGCTTGCCGATACCACAAAAAAGGAGGCTGCGGAGCATGAACAGGGATAAAAAACGGTATTGGCTCTATGGGCGTGTTGCTTCACCTGATAAATGGGCTTTGGAGAACCAAATGATTTATCTTCGCAGCTTTGCAGAAAAGTATCAGCTCAATGTTGTGGGAGAATCCCAGGACGAGGCCAGCGGCCTGACCTTTGACCGGCCTGGGCTGAATGATTTTCTGGAAGCTGTCCGGCAAGGACAGGCCGACGCTCTTTTGACAAAAGATTTGACACGCCTGGGGCGAGATGTCATGCAGACTGCCTCATGGATCGCAGACTTGAATACTTCGGGTGTAGGCGTGTTTTCCGTCACAGACTTGACTCTCCGAGGGCTTTAATTACTGAATCAGCGTAAAATCCGGCAAAAAATCTCATAAATTCTTTGGTTTTCTCTTGACATTAGGAGACGATGGATGGTCTGGAACGAACTTTGACAGGCCGGATTTTCAGAGAATGATTGATGACATTGAGGACGGGAAAATCAACTGCGTTGTTACGAAGGATTTATCCCGCTTAGGCAGAAACTACATTCTGACCGGCCAGTACACGGAAATCTACTTTCCCAGCAAAGGCGTCCGCTATATCGCTGTCAATGACAATGTGGACACCATCAACGGAGAGAATGAGCTTGCCCCATTCCTCAACATTCTGAATGAAATGCACGCCCGCCAGACCAGCAAAAAGGTAAAGGCGGCCATGCGGACACGGTTCGCAAATGGCGCACACTATGGAGCCTATGCTCCGCTTGGCTATGTCAAAGACCCAGATAAGAAAGGCCATCTTCTGATTGACCCGGAAACAAGGTGGATTATCGAAAAGATTTTTGACCTTGCCGTTCATGGCCGGGGAGCCGCCAGCATTACACGGATTTTGGTCGAAGAAAAAGTACCTACTCCCGGCTGGCTGAATTTCCAGAGATACGGCACTTTCGCAAATATCTATGCCGGAGCGCCGGAGGAAAAAGCCTATGCGTGGACGATAGCGCAGGTAAAAAGTATTCTGAAAGAGGAAACCTATATCGGACACAGCGTCCACAATAAGCAGACCAATATTTCATTCAAAAACAAGAAGAAAGTACGCAAGCCAAAAGAGGAATGGTATCGTGTGGAGAACACCCACGAAGCGATTATTTCCGAAGATGTGTTCCGTCAAGTACAGGAGCAGATTTGCAACAGGCGCAGACGGCAGAAGAACGGCACAACACAGATATTTTCCGGGCTGGTAAAATGTGCGGACTGCGGCTGGTCGCTGGCCTATGGTATGAACAGCCAGAACAAAAATCCCTATGCCCACTACCATTGTAGCAAGTACGGGCAAGGATTGCACCAGTGTTCCATGCACTATATCCGCTATGATGTGCTTTACGCCTATGTCCTTTCCCGTCTGCAATACTGGTCTGTGCTGGCACAGCAGGATGGGGACAAACTTCTGAAACGGCTACTTAACGCCAGCGACAAGGAACGCAATACTGCAAGGAAGCGGCAGACAGCCGAACTGAAAAAGGCGGAAAAACGCAAAGCAGAAGTAGACACCCTGTTTGCAAAAATGTATGAGGACTGGTCTGCCGGACGCATTACAGAATACAATTTCAATATGCTGTCCGAAAAGTATCAGGGCGAACAGCGAGAATTGGACGTAAAAATTGAACGGCTTCACGAAGCGATGGAGACCGCCGCCCAGACAGCGGTTGACGCTGAAAAGTGGATAGGTCTGATGAAACAGTATGTCAATCCCACAGAATTGACGGCTGAACTTCTGAATACGCTGATTGAAAAAATCCTTGTCCATGAAGCGGTCAAAAGTGAGGACGGAAGCCGGGAACAGGAAGTGGAAATCTTCTACCGCTTTATCGGCAAAATCGAATGACACATCTTGAGATACCCAACAATATCTTTAACTAAGGGAAACGGGATTGTCCGTCCCTGATGCAGATGTTCTTGTTCGTATGGCAGATCTATTGGGTGTGTCTGTAAGTCAATTGCTTGGTGTTGAAACAGATGATTGCTCAACC